ACTGTCTTTCAATTTGTTTGATAGTGTCATCAATGATACCACCACGACCTTGTTTCTTTTCTTCGCTGGTTAGTTTTGCTTTCTGTTCTGTAAGTTTAGCAATTTCATCTGCGGCTCTGCGATTAATATCTGCTTCAGCTCTACGCAATTCTGCAGTTTCTTTAGCAGAACCAATTAATGCAGTATCTAATACTAATGCATCACGTGTCTGTTGATTATATCTAGCAAATTCAGTAACTGCTGAATTCATTTCAACTTTAAATTTGTTTAGCTCTTGATTTAGTGTTTTAATTTTCTCTTTTAAGTCTTCAGTACCTGCACCTAACTTGCCTTCAGTTAATACTTTGGTACCTGGATTGCTTTCTAACTTTCCAATCTCACTATTCATATCAATGGCACTAGCACTTAGTAATCCAAATGCGGCTCCTGCACCAATCAATGCACGTTGTAACAAACCAACTGGACTCTTACCTATTACAAGATTAGTTAAATTTATAGCCTTGGCCAAACCTATAATCGCTGTAGTAATTGCAACTATGCGTCCTAGGGCAAAGGCAGCAAGAAATCCTAATGCTAGACTTGTAAGAATTTTTAGATTTTCTGCAAGATAGGTTAATGCGGCACCTAAGGCTTTACCAAGTACTTCTAATAC